ATGGCGGGCACGTTAAGCTTGGGTGTATTGGCGGCGGCGTTTCAGTCACGTTACAGCGTGTGCATCAACTCCGATTGGTCAGAACCGCTTTGCCTGTACACAGTAGCTGTTGCCGCGCCGGGCGAGCGTAAAAGCGCCGTTATTGCGGCGTTGACCGCGCCTATGTATGAATACGAAGCCGCTCGCCGTGAAAGCGAGGCGGCTATTATTGCGAAAAATCAAACCCAACGGGAGCTGCTAGAAAAATCGCTTGCCATTGCCAAAAATACGGCGGCGAAGAAAAACAGCGAAGCCGCGCGCGATGAAGCAATGGAGTTATCCGCACAGCTTGCTGAGTTTAAGGATATTCACCCTTACCGCCTGTTAGTGGACGACACCACGCCGGAAAAGCTGGTTGACATCATGGAAGCACAAGACGGTTGTATCACGGTTGCAAGCGCAGAGGGCGGTGTGTTCGACAGCATCAGCGGGCGGTATGATAAAAACGCCAACTTCGACATTTACCTCAAAGGCCACGCGGGCGACCCAATAACCGTAGACCGCGTAGGCCGCAAATCGAACAGCATACGCGAACCGCGTTTGAGCATGATACTCACTATTCAGCCCGAAGTATTGCAGGGCTTGATGGGGAACGCTACATTTCGTAGGCGCGGGCTGTGCGGACGTTTTCTATATGCCATGTGCAGTTCCAAGATAGGATACCGTGATCTGAATGCCGATACCATCCCACAAACAGTAAAGGATGAATACAGCCGCTTTGTTGAGCGGATTTTAGAAGATGACGGTGTTATTCAACTAAGTGAAGAAGCTAACCGTCTACGCTTGGAATATTCAGCGATTGTCGAGCGGCGGCTTGGCGGCGAGTGGGAGCATATCCGCGATTGGGGCGGCAAGCTCATAGGCGCTATGTTGCGTATAGCCGCCATGTTCCACGCTTCGGAAGAAGCACACGCTGCCGATACACCTATATCGGCGGTGCGAGTGCAGTCTGCGATTGAGATTGCAGATTTCTTTGGTACTCACGCACTGGCAGCCTATCAGACAATGGGCGCTGACGAATCGCATGAGGACGCGAAATATCTGTGGCGGCGCATCGAGAAAATGGACAGCGGGCAATTTACCCGCCGCGACCTGTTCAAGCAATGCCAAGGCAAGTACAAGCGTGTTGATGCGATGGAACCGGCACTGCGAACATTGACCGAGATGGGCTACATCCGCGAGGATGAAGCCGTCACCGGGGGCAGGCCAAGTAAAATTATCAGAGTGAACCCATTGACAAAATCCCCAAAAGGTACAATAGTGGCATAATCATCAGGCTTTTGTACGTTCTGTCCCTTTTGTCCGAGAAAATATAAACGGAAAGGTTGTTGCGATGCTCCAAAAAAATTACACCGTTGCGCGCGTGGGAAAATACGCCCGCGCGAAAGTCACGCATATGGAACGGCATAACGAACGCAAGAATCAGCAATACGGCAATACCGATGTTGACCTTGCAAGAAGCGAATATAACGTACACTTCAAGCGGTACAGCGGCACATATCTTGAAGCGTTCGACAAGCTGGTAATCGATGGCGTTATCAGCACAAAAGGCCATAAGCAAGACGGCAGTAATACGATTATCAACGAACTGATATTTGATGTAAACAGCGAATATTTCGAGGAGCAAGGCGGTTATGATTACGCAAAATCTTTCTTTGAAGCATCCTACCGCATGGCGGTAAAAGAAGCAGGCGGCGAGCAGTTTATATTATCGGCAGTGCTTCATGCGGATGAACGCAACTCGCGGCTTTCGGAAAAGCTAGGCAAAGATGTCTACCACTATCATCTTCATGTTGTATTTATTCCCACAGTCGATAAAGAAATAAAGTGGTCAAAACGCTGTAAAGACCCGGCGTTAATCGGCACAACGAAGGCCATTATTAAGCAAGTCAGCCATTCAAAAAAGTGGGCTTCCGAAGTTATTGACGGTAAGCAAGTTAAATCGTATTCGTTACTGCAAGACCGGTATTATTCGCACATGATAGCCGCGGGATTTGATGGCTTTGAGCGCGGTGAGCGTGGTTCAACTGCTGAGCATTTGGATGTACTGAATTTCAAAATCAAGAAAGACAAACAGCGCGTTTCCGAACTGGACGATGCGCTCTTAAAAAGCGAAGCCGCCAAGCAGCAACTTGACGAGAATATTGCGCAGAAGCAGGGCGAGTTAAACGAAGTCAAATCCAAAATCCATGCCACAAAAACCACGCATGATGATTTAGAAAAGATGGCAAGCTCCGCGCCGTTTCCATTCAAAGACAAGGTTCTGCTGACCGAAAAAGATTGGGACAAAGCAAAGAAACTCGCTAAGCAGGGCGTGGATGCCCCGCAGATTATTGCGAAGTATAACGAGCAATTTCAAACGCTCAAGGAAACCAAAGACGCGCTGAAAGAGAAACAAAACCACCTACACGCCAGCGACAAAAAGTTAGTGGCGTTGAAGATGGAACTACAAGATTTACACTCCTACAAAGCGGCGCTGGAATTGTTGCCGGAATATGAACGGGCGCAGCTTTTGCGGGCGGCGCGTGTGTCGCCACAGCAACGGGCGGGGGTGCATGAGCGGTAACGCGCAGGGGCTTCGCCCTTGCCCTTTGCTCAACGCAGTTGCCCACGGCACTTTACGCTTGCGAAAGTGTCATAGTGGGTTAGATACTTTGGGAAAGGTATCTGCGGGACGGGGCATCACATTTTCCCTTTTTGAATCGGTTTCATTACTCCCTCTTAATTCTTTCGGCATATTCTTCTCTGGTTTCGTTGTCATCATAAAGATATTTTTGGAGCGTTTCTACACGAATCCTTCCCTCATTTACATCATTCAATGTATCCCTTGCAGCTTCTTCTCCGAAATCGTCTAAGATTTTACAATAATCCACGGCTGGCAGTTTGTTTTTTTCCATATTTTATCTATCCTACCTTTCATTACTGCAGTCTATACACATTGTTTTACCGCCTTCTTCCATTATGAATATTGCGAGATACTCGCCACCACAAAGTGGACAAGTATAAAAAATATTTCCCGGTGAGTCCTCATATTCATGTTGTTCGAGTTCGTCATAATTTACGTTTTCATCATAGATTGCAGCATCCTTATTTTTCTTAGCCAACCATAAAACCCCTCTCGCAATTTATCGAAATTTGGAAATTGAAGATAAAAACGCTCGTGAAACAAAGTATGGATTATTAGCATCTCCCCCCTTTTCTATCAGTATAGCATCTTCGTCGCTCTCTAAAACTATAAATTTATCTCCAATACGAAAAGTCAAGCCGCTACTATCTTTGCCATCTGTAATAACGTCATAAACCACCCTCTCATCATTGATTATGCTGTTGTCTTTTGTAATTTTGCCTTTAATAACTTTTATCCCCTTTTTTATTCCAGCTTCCCCCAATCGAATAATAATATATCCGCCACCAGCTATTATTACAAAGAAATTCTTTGGGCCACCTACTTTTTTCGCGATCGTAGTCATTATTTGATACCAACCTAAATTGCTCATCGTTATCCTCCTTATCAGCAATAAGCAAAGCGATTCCTCCGTGCTTTACCAATTATACTCGTTTTTTGCCTAGCTTTCAAGTACCTACCTCACCGCATAAACTTCGGCACAGTCGCCAAATCCGCTACCATCTCACGCGCTTTTTCCCGCCCGGCATCGTTCATCCGGTCGATGCTGCGCACTATGTCGCTAATCACCTCCGACCTCCTTTCAAGCTGCCGCGCCAGCGCTTCTGTATCCAAGCCTAAAATATCAACCGGGGTTTCCGGCTGTAAGCCCTCCGGGTACAACAAGTCGTTTACCGTCATACCTAGTACATCAGCGATTTTTTGCGCCACATTAACCGGCGGCACACGCTTTCCGTTTTCGTAGTTGCCGACCGCTTCGCGCGATATTTTGGCTCGATGTGCAAGCTCTACCTGCGACAGGCGTGCTTCTTCACGGAAAAGCCTTATGCGTTGTCCTATTACTGACATTGCGTATCACCTCATGGTCATTGTACCACATTTTTTCATCAATGTGTGCATTTGAACCATTGTTTACAGTTAATTCACATTTGACCATTGACGATAGCATAAACGTGCGCTATAATGTTGATATGGGTACAATCGCACCCAATTATGAAATGAAAGGTTGTTGCGATGACAAAAGAGCAAAAAGAATTAGCCCGAACCATAGCCGAAGCAAATGGCGGCTGTGTGATGTTCAACATTACGAAAGCAGCGAAAATCGCGGGGCGATGCCGCACCACGTTCCCGGGGTGGCTACATGACTGCGGAGTGCTTGTGCAAGCCACCGGCAAGGACAAGCGCGTAAACGTGAACGACTTGGCTGTTGCCATGACCACCAACCGAACGTCACCAGTATGATGTTGAACGCAGCCGCTTGTTATATAAACAAGTGGCGATATGAACCGCAAAAAGGAGGATTAGATGGCGCGGTTGTATCGCAGCACATTTACTATTATGGGCAAAAAATACGAAAAGACCAGCACGAAATCCCAGCGTGAAGCCGACAAGAAAGCCGACCAACACAAGCGAGATTTAGAAGACGGCAAAATTGGTATATCCAAGCAAATGCGAGTATCCGCATGGGCTTACGAATGGCTGGATACCTACAAGAAGCCGCGCGTTGGCGAGAAGTGCTACAAAGAACACAAACGGCACATTGATAAGATGATTATCCCACAAATCGGCGGTCTACGTTTATGTGAAGTCACGGATATTCATTTGCAAAAGATGCTCAACGAGAAGGCCGGGTACAGCTTTTCCGATGCCAAATATCTGCGGGATACCATTCGGGCTATCTTCATCAAAGCAAAGGAATCACGGCTTATCACACACAACCCCGCCGAGTTTTTGACGATGCCCGCCACCACAAAGGGGACACACAGGAGTATAACAGACCATGAACGCGAGCATTTCCTAAAGGTTGCCGAAACTCACCCCGCTGGGCTGATGTTCAAAACCATGCTATATTGCGGCTTGCGCACAGGCGAAGCGACCGCGCTCTCTTTTAAGGACATTGACGTTGACGCTCATATGCTCAATATAGTCGCGGCGATGGAAAGCGGTACAGATAAGCTAAAAGCCCCTAAAACAGCGGCGGGTGTCCGCAAAGTGCCGATTCCCGATTGCATTTATCATGAACTGATAGCACACCGGGGCGCCCCTTTCCAGCCGGTGTTTACACAAGAAACTACCGGCAACAGACACACCGAGACGAGCAGGGCAAAGGCGTGGCGGTCGTTCAAGAAAGCGATGGATGACAGCATGGGCGCAGTTTGGGACAAACGCCCCGCCAAGGACGGTAAGATGCGCTTAACCAAGGTTCTTTCGGTGGTTGCGCCAGACCTTGTGCCTTATTGCTTGCGGCATACCTACTGTACCGACCTACAAACCAACGGGGTACCGCTGAAAGTAGCAAGCTACTTGATGGGACACGCCAACATCAGCGTTACAGCAAATATTTATACCCATGTAACCGACGGCGCAATTAGCGATGCCGCCGCTTTAATTGATGTAACCTTTGGTGTAACTAGTTCTGAAAATGTCGCAAATATCGCATAATAAAGCCATAATTCGACTGGTGTTTTATAACTCTGACTCTGTTTGTCTGGGTTCAAATCCTAGTCGGGCAATTAAACGAAAACACCGGATAAACCGCACAATAAAGCGGAATATCCGGTGTTTGTTTTTTACCTCGCTGCGTCCGTTACTTCTGTTTTGGGCGGGTTTTAGGGGTTTTAATAATGGAAAAAACAATGGAAAAATTCTTGGCATCAAAAAAGCCCCTTGCGGTTTCCTGTAAAGGATCCGCAAGGGGTGTTTGTTTTAACTGTCCTGTAACCATGCCTCAAAGCTCACTTTGGTTTCGTGCGGCATTTCCTCGCGCCGCATTTACAACACGGCTCTTTTATGTGGTCAAACATTATGCCTTTTTCTCCATGATAAACCAAAACTGGTCTTTATGTAGTTTGTTCATTTCGGCGGCGTACCGCTTCGCGCCTTCCTCGCTTGACAGGGCAATAACCTGTTGCATAACGCCGTATAAGATGATCTGCGCTTCTTTTTCAGTCTGAGCGGGCTGCCACTCCATACCATAATAATCAAGCACGGCTTTTGCATAGGCTACACCGAAAACCTCTTGCTTCTCGATTGTATTGATTAACTGTACGTCCTGCGCGTTGTCGACGAAGGCGCACTCGGTAAGCACGGCAGCGCAGCGCACTTCCCGAAGCCAGCCGAATATAAAATTATTCGGCGCGGGGAGTGGGGCGCGTTCTCCCCGGATGCCCCGGCTGTTCTGCCCGATTTCCAGCACGCGCTTCTCTATAGATTGCGCCAGCTTCAAAGCCTGCGCCGGATTGCCTGTCGTTTGCTGCCGGTAAATTTCAAACCCCTTGCCGCCCCCGGCATTTGTATGTACATCTATGGCAATGTCGGGGTTGAAGGCGTTTGCCATCGCGATCCCCGCGTGTAACGGATCGTTCATGTCGGTTTTGCGGGTTATGCCCACCTCTACACCGTGCCGCTCAAGCTCCACTTTCATCATACAGCCCATGACAAGGTTGATGTCCTTTTCTTTTAGGCCGTTTGCAACCGCTCCGGGGTCGCTGCCGCCGTGGCCTACGCCAATAAATACCCTTTTACTCATTGTTATTCATCCTTCCCGCTTTGCTTTTTAATTTGATTTGCATAGACAGCACCGGCGGCGCAAAGCGCACCCTGCACAATGGCCGTAAACGCCGCCATAAGCGCGTCCTGATAGTTTGCTATGCTATGTGTGGCAAGCACCCAAAGGACGGCCAGCAGCACACCCGAGCCGCCCAAGATTAACGGTATGCGGCCGTCGCACTTGCCGCTTTTCTTTATAGCCCACCCGATGAAGTACAGCACCGGCACAAGCACAAGCAATGCGCCGTCAATATAGCTTATAAAATCCATAATTTCACCCCCTGTTATTCTGTATTTTTAGCTATCTGCCTAACAGCAACCTCTTTAATAAAGTGTTGGTATGCCTCCTCGGCTCTGGCCGCGTCTGCAAGCGCGGCGTTCATTGCGCCGTTTGTCGCCCCCTCTTTGATGGCTTGCGCTGTTGCTGTTCCTAAATTAACGCTTGCTGACATGAGTTTTATTGCAAGCAGGCTTTCTTCTGCGCGCAAAATTGCCCTTGCCTCGGCGTTCTCAAGCTGCTTTTTTCTTTTTTTACTGTCGCGGGCAAAAAGCCCCCCTATAATAACAACAGCAACCGATTGAATAAGCCCGATTATTGCAAGTTCAAACTGTAAGACTTGGTACCCCTCCATTTGTGCCGCCTTCTCTCTGTTGTAATTATTGTTTCTTAGCCGCGTCGTCCAAAACGAGGGTTGCCGCGCTTTGGATTGCCTCAACGTGCATTTGCGCCCGCTCTGTGTGCGTCAAAGACGCGGAGCGCGGATCCAAGGCAACCGCCTCACCCTCTCGCCCGCCCATGAGGATTTCCACGGCTTGCGTCAAATCCGCGATTTCTGCAAGCAATATAGTATGAGGTGCCTTTACTTCTTCGCCGTCCCGGTAAAAAGCGCCGTCTATGTACTCATCCCCAATAGAAGCTATGTCTGATTGTACGGCAGTTGGAAACTCCGCTGCGTTCATAGGATGGATTTCAATAACATTTTCTACCATGCCGTTTTTAACGATTGCGTACCTCATGCTGATTTCCTCCATCTTACTAAAACTATGCCGGAGCCCCCGGCTACAGGAGTACCGGAAGAACCTCCACCTGCGCCGCCGCCTGTATTGGCTTGACCCGCTGTACCTTGAGAAGTCGTTACGCCGCCGCGCCCGCCGCCCCCGGCTCCGCCCTCACCTGGGGCATTTGCAGCATTGTTAGATGCTCCTCCACCGCCCCCGGCGTATAATTGCCCGGTAAGCTCACCGAATGCGCGAGTCGTGTGGCCTTGCCCTATACCTCTTACATTGCCTGTAAACGGTAATCCATCGCTCCCATCTGAGCCGCCGCTATTGTTAAGCTGACCGCCGCCGGAACCTCCATTACCAGCAGGACCTCCGGTAGTATGCAAAGCTCCGGTTCCTCCATTCGCCCGGTATGTAGCGTCCCTAAATTGTGTGAATCCGCCTGTACCGCCGCCGCTTCCTGTAGAAGCCGCGCCCCCTGCGCCAATCGTTACAATTTCACCGATCCCGGATACTACATACGGTGCAAGGCCATCGGTCCACCCATCTGTACTCTGCTTGAAAGTTTTAGTGTACCCGCCTCCGGCTCCGGATCCGTTTTGTACGGCTGAACCGCCCCCGCCGCCGCCAACAAGAAATATGTCAAGATTCATAGAACGGTCAAGTGTTAATGTGCCGCTTGTAAGAAGACGCAAAATGCGGTATTCTGCATCTTCTGTCACATTGAAAGTTCCGGTGTAAGTAAAGCCCGGTTCAGTTATAGGGGGTATTGCGTTTCCCCTTTTCCCCGCATTTGTTGATAACATTTAGACCACCGCCTTATAAACTGTATACATGCCGGACAAGCCGCTTTCCGGCTGTGCCTTTGCGTAAAATACCGCGCTGCCTTCCGCGGTGTCGCCCGCCGCCGCTATTTCCGCGCCCTCTGCGTCAATCAGTGACGTGAGGTCAAAGTCGGCGCGGATGAGGTCGTCCGGGGTAAGGCCCGGTACGGGCAGTGTTGCTTCGTAATCGTAACCGGGGTATGCCGCGGAGGGTTGCCATGAAGCGGCGGGGATTGTGAACGCGGCGGGAATAATTGACGCACCGCCGCTTGCAAAAAAGCAAGCTTGCTCCGGTCTGTCAAAATTGATTGTAAGAACATCGCGCGCCTTAAAAGCGGCATTTTGCGGGGTAAAGAGCGCGCCGCCAATACGGAAAGCCGCGCCCGCTACAAAATCATTTGGTAGGCGGGTTACAACCGAAAAGAGATCCGGCAGGCCTTGCGGTAACTGGATCTCAATTTCCTCCGGTATGTTTTGGAACACAAGATTGTACACGCTCCCCGCGCTGTCATAGGTGCATACCGCCTTGAGGGTTAGTTTGTCCTCTATAATATCGGCGTTCTTGTTTAGCGGCTCGTGCCAATCCGGTTGAGTTTTTACTAACTTTTGAAGCATCGCGCCTGTCCTCCTATCTTAAAATTAAAATCGCGCTCGTTTTTTGGGCGGGCGCGGCAAAGCCAAAGGTATGCTCATTGATTTTATGGATCTCGGTGTTGGTGGCAAGCTGCGCGATGGTTTTTACGGTTATGCGGTTAAAGCCGTCAAGCTCAAACTCGGCGGGTACACTAAAGAGGTTGCCGCCCCCCGCGCCGCCTGTACCCGCGCCGGACGCGCCCGCGCCGTCATCGGCCACATATAACGCGCAATGCGGGTAACGCCTCAAATCATGCTCCACGGTGCCAATAACAACCGTTGGCGTGCGCCCCTCAAGCTCTTGTATAAGCTGTAAGAGCTTGCCCGCTGTTTCCTCATCCAGTATACCGCGTATGGTATCAAACCATTGTGTAAATTCCTCGGTGCCCTCTATCTTGAAATTGTTGAGCCATACAAGAAAATCCTCAAAGGCGGCATCCGCGCTCCGCTCGTGCGCGCCCAAATGCGCGGAGTAAGCATTGTACCTCTCAAGCGCGTTTTGCCTGTATAGGTCATAGAAAAATGCAATGTTAACGGTGTACTCGTTATAATCCTGCTCAATGCGGGGTTTATAGTCCGCGAAAAAGGCATCAAATTGAGCGGTAATTGCGGAGGGATCGATTTGTTGCACTACTCCGGCCACAATTCCACAAAGAGCCGTGTTAAACCGGAGATCGGTGATGTTCGCCTGCCTTATTTCGATAACACCCGCGCCCACAAGTACATCGGCAATGGCAAGCTCGTATATTTCTACGTTACGGGTAATAGGGGGAGGCACGGGGTTTGCGGAAAAGGTGCCTTGCCTTACTTGCGCGCTTATTCTCCGCTCTTGCATATCCCACCGGAGTACAATGCGATCAATGCGCGAAAGCACGCCATCGGCGGTGTTGAGTGTCACCGCGAGGTCACGGGGGTTATTGTAGATATACCCGTTAATCCACCCGCGACCCGCTCGTATGGTTACGGTCATGTTGTTGTTTGCTATGACTTGCAAGCCCGTGGACGGTTGCGGAAAAACGCCATTGCCAATAAATGAGTTGAAATACTCCGCAAATTCCTCCGCTTTGTATCTTCTATCACCGCCAACGGAATTGAAAAAAGCCGATCTTTCCATATTCAACCCATCCTCCTTAATTGGTCTATTATGCTTGGCAAGCTTTCCCCAAAAGTTATATCAATATCGGTTCTGCCCGCTTGGTGAGTTTCGGCAACCTCTGTAATGCGCACGTTGATCCGGATCCCCCACTTTTTATTAACGCAAGTAACGCGATCCCCAAGCTCAAAATCAACGCCACACTCCAAATTGCTGTGAGTGTTGATTTTGGAGGCAAAGTTGAGGGTTTCCGCGTATTGCTCAAGCTCGGACGCGCCGCGCGAGGCAAGCAACGCCAGATACTGCGCAAGCGTTATTGTAACCTCTGCGCCCTGTGCGTTTCGGTGTGTTTGGGTTATATCGGTTGCATTAACAAATACCTCATCGCGCGCCAAGCCCTCCGCGCCGCCCACCTGTACTATTTGGCGCGGGGTGTCCTCTCTTTCCTCGCCGCCCACATAGGCAACGCTTTTGTAATGCTCTATGCTGTTTGTAAATTGTTGCTCAAGAATATTATCAAACTCTTGCGAGAAAACGCACGGTGGGTTTTCGCTTTGGTCGGCGGTCAATTCGCGGCCTTTATAGATAGAAAATGCGTGGTTTTGCGCCCGTATATCCGTTGTAACCCTAAAACCCAATTTAGCCGCCTTTGCCGCGTCCTCGCACGCCAAGAGGCAAGAGATGAACGGCTCGGATGCATACTCAATATTACCGCTCCCCAAATCCTCCATACTGGCAATAGAAAGCGCGGGTATAATCCGGCTCGGATCGGTCGGCGCAGTTACGTTCTCGCTAACAATGCGCGCCATTATATTTTGGGTGTTGTTATTGGTTATGATTTGGTTTCTTACAATCCTTTTATCAAGCCACCATGTAAGCATCCGGCCTTGTACCTCAATTTCCTCAACACCCTCCAGATTTTTTCTAATATCCAAATACCGGATTTGTGCGGCCTCGTTTCGCCCGCGCGGGATAATGATCCGGTGCTTTTCAAGTAAGTTGGCGTGCTCCGGCGTAAACGGTACTAGCAGCTTAAACTCACCGCACGCCCAATACCTCCGGATCCACATAAAAGACTGTATTTTTTCTATAACGCCAAGCGGGGTAATGTTGGTGTCATATACGTTTATCTCCATCCGCTACACCCCCAAATATTGGTTATTATGGAATATGGAAACCTCAAGGCCATCCACGTTGCTTGCCGCGTCATATCTAAAAAGGTTATCTCCAACCTCAAGTTGTAAATATGAGCTATCGGGATCAAGAAAGCGGAAAGCGTTTATTGTGTGGCCTCCGCTTCTCAATGTAACCTCTTTGCCGCCATAGTAGGTTGAAACGCTCAAAACATCGCCCGCAAGCATGGTATAGTTGATTTGTATTTTTTCTCCCGTGCTAATGTTGAGCAAAGAGGGGTTTGCAACGGTGCCAAGCGCGCGAAAGTCGATCCGGATCCCCGCCCTAACATCCCCCTCATTGTAAACATTGACAATCATGGACGGCTCGCGCCGCCCCATCTCGATCCCGTCCTCAATTGGTATTTCAAGCTCAAACTCAAAAAGCCCCAACCAAGCGGCGATGGCGGTCATGCTCTCGGTTTCCTCCCGCCAAAACGGGTTGAGGCAAATTAGTTGCACGGTGTAGCCCTGCATAATGGCGGCGCGGTTGTACATGGGCGCATTGTCAACGCGGCAATCAATGACGCGCTTAAAGTCCCCGTACTCATAAACAAGCGTTGCGCCAATTTGGGGGTTTAACACATGGTTGAGCCAACGCCGCATTGTTAGAGCCTCGGTTTTATCCCGTGTGGCAATACTGCCAACAATTTCAATCTCACGGCTTTGTATGCGGTTTCCAAGGTATGTGTCGCCGTCTTGCCCCATCGAGCTTATAGAGTAAATGGCGTTGCGAATATCTGAAAGCCCGCTAACCTCGTTTGTGTGATAAATGGAGGCGTGCGAAAACTCAATGCTTTCGCCTCGCTCGTTTGTGTATGTAAGCCGCTCTATTCTGCGCACAATCACGCCCCCTTTTTTATTATGCCAATGCGCGTGCGATCATTTTGAAATTCTTTTCCGCTTCTTTTTGCTGTTTTGCATAATCGCCCGCGTCAACATAAAAGTTTTGTTGCACGATCACGCCGCCGCCCTTGCTGCTCTCTTTATCCTCTCCGCGCGGGATCTTGGACGGGCGCGGGGGTTTCGGCTCCGGCCTGCCGTCAATTTCGCGCGGTATGGAGTTCCTAATTGCCCGCTCAACCTTTTGCATCTCACCCTCAAAGCCAAGCCCCAAACCTTGAGCCATAAACCGCCCGATTTCAGCAAACACGCGGGAGGGGGATCGGATGTCCATTTCATTTTGTGCCGCCCGCGTGATTTCGCGCATCATTTCGCGCACGTTGTTAATGAGCCATTGCTGTTGGCTTTCAAACCCCGCCCAAATTCCGCGCGCCATATCAACGCCGATTTGCCTAAACTCCGGCAAGCCGTCATGAAACGCATTTACAATGGCCGTAACAATTTGCGGCACCTTGCTTGTAATTTCCGGTATGCCGGAAACCATGCCGGAGCCAAGTTGTTTGTCAATCTCGCGGCCTTGGTTCACAAACTTTTGGTTTTGCGCCGTGAGTGCGGTTAGTATCTTTTCAACAATGGCGTTGATGGCTTGGTCTAGTTGTGAGATGTTTGCAATAATTCCGTTGTTGATGGCGCTTATGGCCTCTTGCGCTGTCACCGCGCCCGCGCCGCTAACCGCTCCGGCCATTGTCTTTTCTACATCTCCGGCCTCGCCCTCAAAGCCAACGCCGATACCCTCCGCAAGATTGCCACCGATTTCAGCGAAAACGGTTGACGGGGAATTGATACCGAAAAAGCCTTTAATGCCGTCTAGTATTTGGCCGCCGACATTTTTTACAGCGTCCAAAACCGCACCCGCCGCGCCTAGTATGCCGTCTTTCAGCCCCAAGATAAGGTTTAAGCCAATTTCCGGCATTTGCGAATAGTAGCTAACGATAGCTTCAAAAATTGCTTGCCAAATTTGGGGGATCGCGGAAACAATCCCCGTTATGATTTCGGGGAGGTTTTCAATCAACGCAATAAATAGTTGAACACCAGCCATATAGAGTTGCGGCAATGCGTCAATCAGCGCATTGAGTACCGCCGTTATAATTTGCGGTATTGCGCCGACAATGGCAACAATGATCTCCGGCAACGCCTCCACCAAGGCAATAAACAAATCAATACCCGCTTGGATTATGAGAGGTATAGATTGTGTTACCGCCGTAATTACCCCGTCAATGATTTGCGGTATAGCTTCCACCACGGCGGTAATTATCTCCGGCAACGCCTCCACAAGCGAGGTTAAAAGCTCGATCCCCGCCTCAATAATCATGGGAATACTGCCATAGATAGCGGATATGAGGCCGCTTATTACTTGAGGGATTGCCGCCACAATCACGGGGAGTGCCGCAATAATCCCTTCCGCAAGCCCTACAACAAGCTGTAAGGCCGCGTCGATAAGCAAGGGGGTATTGTCTATCAATCCTTGTATAAGCTGCATAAGCACGTCCACGGCCACGGGTACAAGCGTAGGCAGGGCGGCGGCTATTCCGTCAATAAGCGCGATAAGAATATCTATACCCGCTTGCAGTATATCCGGCAACATTTCCGTTACCGTTTTTACAAATTCAATTATTATCGGAAAAACGCCGTTAATAATTGTCGGCGCGGCGGTGGTTATGCCTTTTATAAGGCTGCTGACGATTTCCACGCCTGCTTCCATAACTAACGGCGCACTATCGGTTATAAATTTGACGGTTTCCCCGACAATCTGTTCTATTGCGTTGCTGATTTCCCCAATTGCGCCCGTCAATCCGTTTTCGGAAAAAGCGTCTAAAACCCCTGTAAAAGTTTCTAAGATTTCGCTTCCAAGCGGTTCAATCGCCAAACTGACTTTATTTTGTGCTTTTTGGAATTTTTCGGCGAAAGTTTCCGATTCGGCGGCGGTTGCCTCCAAAACGCCTTCTGCGCCTTGTAGCGCCTCTACCCAATCGTCAACCTCAAACCTTCCAGCGCGTATATCATCCGCGACTTTTGCGCCCACCTTTGAACCGAACGATTCACTGGCTATTAAAGTTGCCGACAAAATGTCCGGGGCTTCCTCTATAGATTTAAGCAATTCGTTAAATGCGTCTTCAGCGCTTGCTGCCCCTTCTTTTGCCATACGGTTTAAGACGATATTAAGTGAAGATAATACTTCTTTTGGCTCTGCGCCCGCCTTGTAAAAAGACGCGAATAACCCTATTGAGCGTTCCACATTAAAGCCCATTTCTTCAAAGGCCGGTCCGGCGGATATTATGTAGTTCGATAAGTCGTTTACATTTATCCCGCTCATTTGCGAAGCTAGGGTAAGCTGATCCATCGTTTTTGCTAGGTCTGAAGCGTCCATATCCATAGCGTTCATTAAACGCCCTAATATATCTGCTGAAGTAGCCGCGTCTGTTCCGTTTGCCCTTGCATATTTCAACGTCAAGTCCGTTAAGCCTTCAAGTTCTTTGCCGTATAGCCCGGTTGATGTGTTAAGCCTTGATAAAACGTCGGCAACAACCTCTATTGAATCCGGCACACCCGCAAAAACATTTCGTGCGCTCTCTTTTAGTGCCTCGAATTCCTCACCGGTAGCCCCGGACGATTTGCGTATAAGTGCGTATGCTTCGTCAAAATCTTTGCCTACTGAAAAGGCCGCCGTGCCTAATGCAATTATTGCCGTACCCGCAGCGGCCATTGCAACGCCTATGACTTTTAGTACGCCGCCGATCTTGTTTCCCATATTGGAAAATTTATCGCCTGTATCGTCTGCGGTATCGCCAAGGTTGTTAATTTCGTTTTCAGTTTGATATACGCCCGTTTGAGCCTCCATCATGGCTTGTTTAAGCTTAATTGCCTCATCGGATAACTCGCCGCTCTCTTTCACGGCTTTTTGGTATGCGGCGTTTAGTTCCCCAACCTTACTTTCTTGCTCGCCAAGAATTTTTGTTAAAACCTCTTTTTTGGCGGCGGCACTCTTCGCGCTGTCTGCGCTGTTGGCGTATTGTGCATCAACCATCTTGAGTTCGGTGCCAAGAGAGTTAAGGCTTTTGTCAATTTCCTCAACCTTTTTTTTGTAATTTTCCTTGCCATCGGCCCCGGCCTGTATTTGCTTGTCGAGGTTTCCAATCTCGGTTGTGGTTTTTGTCATTTCGGCTTTTGCGTTTGTTAAAGCCGTTTCAAAGCGTTTTATTTGATCGGTGTTTTTGCTTTCCTGTGAATTGAGAGCCGCCAAAGCCTTTTCAGCCTCTTGCACCTTGGCGGCTTGCTCTGTAAACTTTTTCTGTAAAACATCTTTTTTCGCGCTCAAAGCCTCGGTACTCGTTGCGTTGTTTGCAAACTCGGCGGTTACAAGCTTCATTTCCGCGCCAATTAGATTGAGTGATGAATTTATGTCTTTAACCGCGTTGTTATATTCTTTTTCACCGTCAAAGCTTAATTTGGTTTTAATTTCGTTATTCCCTGCCACTTATAATCCCCCTAACGCAATATCAATAGCATCCGCGCCCTCTGGCGGCTCCGGCTTAAAGCGATCCGGATGAAATTCCTTGTGTATTTTGAAAAGAGCCGTTATTTGGTATGGCGTTTTTCTCCAAACCTCGCGCTCTGAAAAGCGCAAGAGGGTAACGCCGATATAAAGAAAGCGGGCAAGGTCAATTACGCCCCGCCCGCCTCCGCGTTTTTTGTGTCAATGTCCTCATCGTCCTCGTCATCCGGATCCGGTTCCTCCGGCTCCGGCGTGCCCGTGGTTCCGATTGAGAACGCCTTAAAAATTGCCTCTTTGATTTCAACGAGGTTTCCAACGTGAATCAACTTGCCCACGGCCATTTCGTCAACCTCCGGTTCCCCGTCATCCGCGCCCTCGTTTATAAGGCGGGTTAGGAGCCATTTTAGATTTTTGATTGTACCCGCGCCGGAAAGCGCATCGCCTAATTTGTCATAGCCGCCAAACTTGTCTTGCATTTCGTCAAGTACGTTTAGCGAAAATAAAAGCTTTCTCGGTTTGTCAAGCTCTATTAAAAATCTACCGTCTTTTATTGTGCTCATAATCAGTAAAAGGGGAGGCGCGCGGCCTCCCCTTGTCCTCCTTTGCAATTTTTTACCCGCTCGCGCGGTTCCTGTTTTTAGCTGCCGCCACCGGAGGCACCGCTCGCGAATGCAGGCTCATAAACCTTTTCAAACCATTTGGAGCATACGGGATCGGTGGTTGCGCCAACATGGTCAAATTTCCAGTTGCCATCCTTTTCGCGCTTGATAAACTCGCCCTCAATTTTAGGCGTTTGAAAGTTGATGCTTTCCCCTTTTGTTTTGTAACTCTCATCAGGGATGCTAAACTTTACCTTTAAGAGCCAAACATACTTGTACACGTTGCCGCGCTTTTTCGCGCGAAAGCCCACGGCATAGTATGGGGGATCGTCATTCTCTCCGGCAATGAGTACGCCATTGTCATCGATGGTTTGGCCTAAAATCTCGGCGGCATCCTCGTTCTCAATGTCGTTAGCGTCAAGCTTTAAGCCGCCGCTAACAAATTCTTTCTCTATACGGTCTACGCCGTCATCGGCAAAAAGCTTGACCTCCGCAATTTCGGTGGACATTTCCACGCTGATTGCTTTAGCCAAGCGGCGTGGCGTTTCATATGCTTCTACGCCGTTTGTACCCTCGGTGATTTTGGCAATAAATAAATCTCGCAAGCCTATTGTTGCCATCGGTCATTCCTCCATTATTAAATATTTTGCGCCAATTGATATGTGGTAATAGCCCGTGTCATCCTCGTATTGCTCCGCTTCAACCGTCACGCCGTAAAAATCAGCGGCTTTGAGAGCGCGCACAACAGCGCGGATCGTTTCGGTATAGTCCTCGCGGCTAAACAAGCTAACGCGCCAAGTGCTTTCATCGACCTCGCTGTCATCGTCCGCGTGGAGCGCGCCCGCGCTGTATATGAGGCGGTATGTGAGGTATGCTTTGGGTTTCGCCGCTCCTTTGGCCGTCCTCAAATGCGCGCGCGCAACGGGCACGCCAACGGTATCAAGCGCGGTCTGTATGATGTTATCCGCTCCCATTGTGCGCCTCCCATACTCTTTGATAGGCATCATTTACGGCGGCGTTGCTTTTTTCGTTCGCTACCGACATCCACGGGCGCGGTGACATATTAGATCGGCCAAACTCAAGCCTAAAGCCTTTCTCCTCGTTGCGCACGCCCTTTTTGGTGTGGCTTTTGTCCACGCCTTGCGGGTAAATCTCTAAATACGATATACCCCTGCTTTGTTTCGTTTTAGTCGATTTAATAGAGCGCGCAAGCGCGCCTTTGCTTCTGCCGGAGATGTTAAGCTGCGATGCCTCTTGTTGTTGAGCTTTAATAAGCACCTCTGCACCCGCCTCAAGCATGAGCGGCACGGCTTTTGTTGCGTTCGCGCCAAGCTTCATCATTTGTTTTTGCAATTCCTCTAAGCCCGTCACTTTGAATTTAGCCATCGCCGCCACCTCCATCCGGTTCAGCCTCGCGCGCGGCAAGGTCGGTAACTGTAAGCTCTACAAACTCGCCGGAGCCGGAGCGCGCGCCGCCAATGGCCGTTGTGTCATAGTTGCGCGTTACCTTGTAACGCTTGCCCTCATGCTCCGCAACGCTTTCGCCGCCATACTCATCGGCACGCACAATAAATTTAAGCTCCGTAACCATTCCGGCTTGAGCCGATGTATAAAACTCTTTGAAACCAACGGATTTTTTATTGCAAAAAACCTCCCGCCGTGTTTCGGTTGGCGGGAGGTAAAAGCCTCGCTCGTTGGTTTCCTCGGTTGTGGCAATAAGGGCAATAACATCACTCCATTTACCCAACCGCGCCGCCCCCTCCCTCCGGCGTTGGTTTCGCCGTGTTGTACTCGGTAATGAGGGTGAGGCTGTGCTTTAACGAGTTGGCGATCCGCTCAAACCGCTCCGCTTCGGGGTTGTCATAGCCAAAATGCGCTTTGCAGTAGGCCGCAACATACCGGACAATGAGCGGATCGGCATCGTTAATATAAGCTACTCCGGCAATAGTTAGCTCTTTTTTAGCGGCATCAATGAGCGGTATTATTTCCGCGTCATCTAAAGCATTGTGAGTAACGCGCAATGCTTTTTTTACAATTTCAAGAAGATCCACCGCTCTTGCGCCCCCTTTCAAGTGTTACGCGCCGCCCGCTTTCTTGACGCGCACAAAGCCGTTGTATGCAACTACGTTGCCGCCCATCATAACGGATCCACGATGGGCAATGTTGCCTTGTCTAAACTTAAAATCAGTGGAGTATTGAATATCCACGCCGGAAAAAGTAACTGCTTGGTAATTGGAGAGCGAGCCATAAGCCATGCAGTATGCGCCCGCCGCCGTGCCCGTTACCGATATGGGCGCGCACGCGCTGTTAATGATAAAGGGGATCCCATCAATGGTGCCCGCGTTACCATTGGTTTTGATTTCGTACACTTTCTTTTTGTCGGCGCCCCTAACCTTTGCAAAGGCGCGGAGATCCCGCTTGTTGAGGATAAGCACGGCGGCATCCTCAACATCCTCGCTACCGCCATAGCTAAATATAATCTCGTCAAGCGTGTGCTCGTCTATTGTGGTAATGCTGGTTATGTCCGTTGCCGGATCGATAACCCGCTTGGCGGCATCTGCCGGATTGTGGAAAATGCCCGCAAAGTGGCCGTTGGCACCGTTGCCCACCATGATTTCACGGGTTATTTTCTTGCGCATCGCCTTGCTTATACCGCCCTGCACAACTGCATCATAGTTGGCAGCGGGGAGCTTGCGCACTTCCTCGGTTGTTTCTGCATAGGCCGTTACTTTGGTTTTTCCAATATCGGAATAACCAAATACAGGCTCCGCATCCGCATAGTTTGCGTTTTCCTCGGTATAGTCACCCGCGCCATATCCCTTGATAAACGGCTGTGAAAAAGCCTCGCCGCCCCGCAACTCCATGTGTGCAACGCGGTCAATGAGGCTTGAAACCTCGTTAAATGTAGGGTTTATGGATGAGCTTGTGTGTTTCGGCAATATAATATTTCCCGCCTTGACAGTAACGGCGCGTTGCTCAATGAGAGCCTTGCCGCGTTTGTCTGCCTCGGTCTCCGGTTTTTCGATGTTGTCAATCTTGCGCGCTTCCTCGCCGCCCGCTATGCCCTTGATAACCTCATCGCGGAGGTCGGCGGCGGCAAGAGCCGATTGCAGATCCCTGTATTCTTTGTCGAGGGCGGCAACGTCCGCGCCATCCGATTTGAGTTCGTCCGCAATTTCGCGGAGCCTTTTTAGTATTTGCTCTCTGTTCATTTTTGAATACCTCCATAAAATTTGATTGTTTCTGTGAGTGTTGTTTGCAATACCTCTTTGCGCAAGCGCGCGGCCACCGCCGCTTTTTGTTCCTCCGCAATCTCCACCGCAAAGGAATTGCGCGCGCTTATAGAGGTTGTATCATAGGCGGGAATATCCACCGCCGCGACATCGTAAACCTTTTTTACCTTGAGTATTGCGCGCGTGTGGGTGTCCACGTTGTATGCGCTTTCCGCAACGCTAAAGGCAAAACTCATGCGGTCAATGTAACCGCCTTTGATTTCCTCGTATAGCTCGCGGCCTTTTTCGGTGCCGTCAAGCCGCGCGCGGGCGCGGAGGCCATCGGCTTCTACCCAAATCCGCAAAGTGTTGTTGCGCGTGCGCGCAAGCACCTTGCCGCCGTGGTTATAGTTGAAAATAACATCGCTCATGTCCGCGCCGTCAAAAGCACGGGCGTCAACAACCTCTTTATAGTCAACACCATCGTATGAGTAAAGCACCGTTGGGGAGTTTAGCGGCGTTGCAAGCCCCTCAACATAGAGCGCGCCCGCCTCGCCTTCCCCCTCGCCGCCCGTGCGGATCTCAAAGTTTACAAAATGCCTAAACTGGCACCCTTGCGCGGCCATGTACTCCGCGCGCTCAAGTTTTGTTTTGCTCATCGTTGTTTTCCCCTTTCTCGGTGCCGTCCGGTTCTTTTTCGTCCGGCTCGCCTAATTGATATTCATCGGCTATATCTGCATTAACCATATTGAGGGTTTGCACGCGGCGTTTACCCTCATCGCCGCCTATTGGTGCCATGTTGAAAATCTCCAAGATTTGATCGAGGTTTGCGCCGCCAATGTCTGCAAGGAAACGCGCAACGGCGATTTTGGAGTTATTGCTTGCATATTGGAGGCGGTTGGCCTCAAATATGATAGTGTTGCCGTGATCGCGCTCGGTTTGGGTAAATAGCTTTTCTGTAAATTCTTCGGAAAGCTGTATGGCAAAAGGCTCTATTGTGTTTTCATAGTAGGCGTTCCACTCAAATTCACTAAACCTTGATTGAATAATTGCATCGGAAACGCCAAAGTATGAGTGTATGCGATCTTTTGCCCTGTCCATTTGCGCGGCGTTTGGTACAAAATTCTCCGGCTTTACTTGTACCGCCTCATACCTCGGATCGGTTGCCGCCGCGCCGCCGCTGTTTTCGATTGATAAATAGTTTTTAACAAAGGTATCAACCGCGAGCTGCTTGTCATCGGGGTTTGCAACGCCGTTAAACTTGAGGATCCACCGGATTATTGCGGATTTTTTTATTGCGCCTATAATTCCTTTGTCGGTTTCTTGCACAACGCTCATAATTGCGCCCAAAGCCCTTTGGTTGCTCTCGCCAAAAAGATCCTTTTCGTCAAAGTGGATCCGCAAGTGTATTAACTCGCTATATGGCGCGGTCATTTGCCGCCCGTCCGCAAGGTAAAACCGGACAAAGTAAAAGCCGTGGCTCTCCACGGCTTCAACCCTGTTATATGTTATTGGATATATGCCATCCGGCCACCCGTCCGCGCCAAACTTAATGAGCGCAAAGGCGTTGTTTTTCTTTAAGCATTGCACTATGAGTTTGTTTATAAATACGCTCATGCTCATATATTGGTTTGGGCGCACAAGGATCCGCTTTATCCTCGGCACGGGGAAAACATCATATTTTTCCGTATTGCGTCTAATATGTTTTGGGTTGAGCTTTCCGGCGTTTTTCGCGTTTGTCCATATAGCAGCGCGCGCTAGATCGCTCTCGTAAATATTGCCTCCCCACTCCATGAGATCCGCAAGCCCGCCGCCCTGCACCTCAACAACGGTTTCACCGTGCGCCGTGCCCCGCTCTTTGCCAAAGAGCTTTGAGAATATGCCCATCTAACCACCTCCGCTAAATCATATTTATATAGTCGTTGAGCTTTTCTTGTAAAATCACATAGGCATTAAGGAGCGCGGACATCCCATCAATCCTTTGCCGCGTGTTCCTGCCTTTACTTGGTTGGATGTTCATATTTTTATCCATTTCTATAACCGTATTTGATAAACACCATTTATCAATAGGGTTGTTGTTGTAAATAATTTTCTTTGACGCAAGATCGGCCTTTAGGTTGTACATGGGCGCGGAGAGCGTGCGCTTGCCTTGGTGTACCGGAATTAAAGCCGCCTTGCCAAAATACCCCGCCATTTCCTCAATCCAGTATGGCGCGCTCCAAGCGTCATATCCGATATATGGCAAATAGATCCCGTACTCGCTTTGTATCTCAACAAACCACTCGGTAACAACGCGCGGATGCAC